GGGGAGCAGATGTTGCTCGTATATCTCAGCCGGAACGAGATAGTATCGTCTCATGTAAACTAGACCCGTCAGCCTGGGGACATCGTGGAGAGGAAAAGACACTTGCAGAGCAGATCATCGAAGCAACAGGACTACCATTCGAGAAGGCAGATAATGACCGCCTCGGTGGAAAAGCCCTCATGCATGAATTCCTTCGATGGTCTCCTCGGCCGGTCTCCTTTATCCCAGCATCAGGCTACGATGAGGACCAGGCTTTTAAGATCCTCCGCAATCACGGACCGGATGCGTATAAAGAGTACACGAACCTCTTTAGGGAGGAAGAAGTCGAAACGAACCTCCCAAGACTTCAGGTCTGCGAGTCGTGCGAAGAATTCCGTAAGATCATTCCGGCGTGCGTCTATGCAGAGAAGGAAGGCAAGCGCGCAGAGGATGTGGCTGAGTTCGTGGGTGACGATGCTTACGACGGCGGACGCTATTTCATCAAGGCCATAGATGACTATATCAACAATCTTTCACTCTCTGAAGCCACGAAACATTCTGAGCTGGCTAAAATCGTTCAGGACTTCGAGCAGACCAGTGACTGGAACACCTACAATCGAAGAATGGCAGCCTACGACAAGGAGTTTCGACAGAGAACAGACTCCGTGGCAAAACGAAATGGCCGCTTCTCCGCGTCGAGACTATCAGCACGACATGCTACTCGACAGGGAGGTCGATTTCGTTTTAGGCCTTCGTAAGTCTCAACTCCGTGCGTATGCTCTAGGCAAGCTTCAAGAGCTCCGAGCATTGCATGTAGAGATGGAGACTAAACTGAAAGCCTTTGAGTATGAACTCATTACTTCTCGAGCGCGCTATGATGAGGCTGTAGAGAAGATGGAGCAAACATATGCGAAGAACGACGCGCGTATCGACTCTCTTCTCGGACTTAATCGGACAGTTCACAAGCCAAGTTCGACAGAGCCAGATGAGCCAAGGCGTCTTAGAAATTCCCCTCGGTCATGGCCCAGTGTCAAAGCGAAGTTCGAAGCGGACCAGAAAGAAGCGTATTGGAAGAAAGTCGGAGCGGAGCTTGAGGCTGAAGTAGAGTCAAGAGTGGATATACGCAACGAGAAACAGGCTAAATAATGAGCACCGTAGAAGATCCTGAATCGGGCCAGCTTCTCGCGCACGATATGGCTGACATGCAGACTGGGACAGTTGAGCAGAATCCTCATGCTCCTGTCCTTGCACCTGCTCCTCCGCCTATGCAGCCTGGTCAGCCTCTCACTCCCGAGACGTCTGACATGGACGTTATCAATGATGTTGCGCCGAAGGTTGACCTCCCCGATACAGAAGAAGCTACTCTACTTCTATCTATTATCCAGGACTACAACCGTGCAGAAGAATTCGTCCGCTATGGCCTAGTCAAGAAGTGCCGGAAGCACCTCAACTACTGGAACGACCTACAGTATCTTGCCTGGGATGAAGTTGCCCATGACTGGCGAACCGCTGATGACATTATCAGTGATGACCCAACTTCCGATATCGATCCGGCTGTTCATGCGAAGGTAATCAATATCTACAAAGCGCATGGAGAAATCTTCATTGGCGCTCTATCTTCTGGAATCCCAAATGTTCGATTCTTTCCAGAGGATGCAGACAGCGCAGAAGATGTCCAGGCTGCTAAGGCTAAGTCGAAGCTGGCTGAGCTGATTCAGAGGCAGAACACGGCTCGCCTTCTTTTGATGAAGTCTCTCTTTATTCTCTATAACCAGGGCATGGTCGCCTGCTACAATGAGAATAAAGCTGACTACAGATTCGGTTCAATCAAGACTCCTGCCTATGCTGACGTTAATCTCCTACATCGTAATCATTATTGTCCTAATTGTGGGTTCGATCTTGGAACTGACACACATGATCCGACGAGTGGTAACGTCCCACTTCCGGAACCACAACAGTGTCCGCAATGTGGACAGACAGTCACTCCTGAGATGGAGCACACGAATGAGATGCAGAGGACTCAGATAGGTGAGAACTCCGAGCCAAAGAATCGAGAATGCCTTGAAATCTATGGGCCACTCAACGTCAAGATTCCACTTTGGTGCCGTGACCAGTTCTCGACCCCTTATCTCATTCTTGAGACTGAGGAGGACCTCTCACTCATTCAGGAAATCTACCCGGAATTCATCGATCGCATCTCTGCTGGACAATATCCCGATGGCTATGATAAGGAAGCTCGTGTTCCAACGAATTACAAGAATGACTTCCCGAGGAATCTCGTCACAGTCCAGAGGGTTTGGCTCCGTCCGTGGGCGCTGAATACACGAATCCTTGCAGAGCCAATTCTCGTTAAGAAGCTACGCGCACAATATCCTGATGGCATCTATGTTGTCGTCCTGAATAATTCTCTAGTCGTTGAGATTGTAAAGGATGACCTCGATAAACGCTGGACCATCTCTGAGAATCCTGTCGCTGAATCTCTCCATGCTAATCCACTAGGCTCCTCGCTCGTCCCTTTGCAAGACATGACGAATGAGCTAGCGAATCTGACATTGGAGACAGTTGAATTCGGAATCCCTGAGACATTCGCAGATGGTCGCGTAATCGACTTCGATGCATATCAGAGACAAGAAGCACGGCCTGGACAGATTTCAGAGGCAACTGCTCCCGCAGGACAGGGACTTGCATCTGGCTTCTACGAGATGAAGGCTGCTACACTTTCTCGAGAGGTTGACCAATTTGCAGAGCGCGTGACTCAGGCTGCACAGTTCGTCCAAGGAACCTATCCGAGTATCTATGGGGGTACTCTACAGGGTGGTGGCGGGACTGCACGCGAGTACGAGCTTTCAAAAGCTTCCGCTCTGCAACGTCTATCTACGACATGGCTCATTGTTCAAGAGTGGTGGGCCAAGATCATGGGCAAGGCTGTAGATAGCACAGTCGAAAACATGAAGGAAGATGAGCGATACGTACAACAGCAAGGCTCTAACTTCATGAACGTCTGGATTCGTAAGGCAGATTTGCAGGGAAGCACTTCTCGTGTTGAACCTGAGATTGCTGAGAACTTCCCAGTCTCATGGGCGCAGAAAAAGGATGCAATTCTCAATCTCATCCAGATGAAGGACCCCCAAGTCTCGACCGTCATCTCTCATCCGGAGAATGCCAGTCTTGTTGCTTCTATCATTGGTGTTCCTGAACTATATATTCCTGGTGATGACGATCGTAATAAGCAGCTTATGGAGATTTCGCTCCTCATCAGGGCGGAGCCTCAACAAGTTCCTCCGAATCCTAATAATCCTAGGGGCTTGGTCTCTACTGTCCCTGTTGTATCTGACTTGGACAATAATGACATTGAAGCCGAGATTTGCAAATCCTGGCTGAAGTCTGAAGTAGGTCAGGATGCAAAGGTCAATAATCCTGGTGGCTACGCGAATGTCCTAGCGCATCTCCGGGAGCATCTGTTCTTTATTGCTCAGGTTGAGATGGCTGCGCAAGAAAAAGAGATGGACGACAAGGGACTAGCGAAAAAAGGAAAACCTAATGCAGACGGCAAACCCGATACTGGACAGTCTGAATCAGGGCTACCATAATTCGCTAGGAGAGATTGATGACCTCTGGAAGTCGCTACGAAATGTAGATGATAGCGACTATATTGAGAGTCATAATCTTCCAAATGGTATTATCTACGTTGCACGAATCGAAGCTGTCATTGACCCGGTGAGCATTACAGGTCATAGGCTGACGATACGGGCTGGCACGAACGACCTTGACGGAATCGTCTCGATGGGAATGGAATTGAGGCAAGATTACTTTAATGAGCAGACAAATGGAACTCTCATTGCAAAGATGGGAGATCCGGACATCGGCCATTTGCTCTTTCAGACCTATACGTATGACCTCAGCGCGTATGAATGCAATCAGATTACGGACTACAGGAAGCTTTATCTTCGCATTGGTTTCAACGTAGAGTCTGGAATCTCAACGCGCGCTCGAGTTAGTTACGTTGACCTTTCTACGCCAAACGGTCATCCGTCATTCACGCAAGGCCTCCACTATAAGAGGCAGCGGATATTCGGATTGCAGTAGGAGCAGATATGATAACAGTAATTCTCACTCTTGCGCTGCTAGGCTGTGTGGTCTATATGGTCATAGCCTACGTTCCGATGCCCGCTCCGATGAAAACGCTTATCTATATCATCTTGGTTATCTTCGTTATCTACTATCTCATGAGTATTCTTGGCATCGCTGACATTCCAATCCCGAGAGTTCGTCGTTAGAATCTGAAAAGGATAACGAGTATGTTTGAACGATATCTGAAGCCGTTTTATGCACCTCCCGATGACGGAGGTTCTGGCAGTCCAGACACAGGAAGCGATGACTCCCTCGCCCATGACCTCGCTGACCTTGATGCTCCTGACGCTGAAGCAGAGGAAGATACTGAGGATGCTCAGGATGCTAAAGACCTCGGTGACGATGAAGAAATCGAGGCCGAGGAAGAGCTAGAGGACGATGAGGAGAAGCCAGCAAAGAAAAAGAAAGTAGTCGAGGATGAGGAAGAGGAAGAAGCTGAAGAACAGCCAGCCTACACCTCTGGCCCAACCTACAAGGATATTAAGACAAAATATCCGAATCTATTCAAGGACTTCCCACAGCTTAAGAGCGCCTTCTTCCTCGCGCCTAAGTTCATGGAAATCTTTAGCGATCCAGAATCTGCTCAACAGGCTGCAACCAAGTCTGAGGAGTTCGATAAGCTAGAAGATACACTCGTCGCAGGTGGTGACCCGACACTACTTCTCACGACACTTTCTGAGAATAGCCCAAAATCGCTCTCTAAGATTGCTGAGGCTTTTGGTCCCACCCTGCGCGCGCTTGACGAGCCTGCATATCTGAAGCTTACGGCTCCGATCATTGAGGAGCTTCTCTATCATGCAGATCGGATTGGGCAGTCGACAGGTAACAAGAACCTCGCTCTTGCTGCTCGTCACATTGCTAATTTCGTATTTGCCAACGGCGGTGAGATTCGAGACATTACGAAGAATGAGCGTCGTACGTCTGAGAAGCATCCCGCTGAAAAGGCTCTAGAGGAAGAACGGGCAACACGAGCCCAAGAGAAATTCCATGCTGCGGCTAGTGAAATCTCTGGTGTCGTCTCGCCTGAACTTGATAAGATACTTCTCGAAAAGGTTGAGCAGAGACTTAGTCCATTCGAGAAGAGGACTCTACTTCGTGAAGCTCGTGAAGAAATCAACGACCGACTCAACAGGGACACAGCATTCCAGTCAATCCTCAAGGGACTCTGGAAACGGGCTGGCGACAATAACTACAGCACTGAATCGAAAACCAAAATCCGGCGTGCATGGTTGGAGCGCGCACGATCCATTGCTCCAGGAATACGGAATCGGCTCCTCAAGGAGGCTCTGGATACCCGCAAAGGTGGAAAGAGCGACGGAGATGAAGCAACCGACAAGAAACGCACTTTCAATGGCACGGGAGCCAAAGTCGGAACCAAGCCCAAAGGGTTAGCAGATCCCAAGAAAATCGCATGGGGCAAGATGACCGACATGGACATCCTCAATAGCTGAGCTAGAGAAAGTTAGAAAAAAGCGTTTTTCATTTTAGTGTAGCATACGTCAGGAGAGAAGTCAATGGCACAATCAGAATCTCAGCTCGTGGGTGCTGAGCTTGAGCGTGTCTCCCCGAAGGTTCCAATTCTGTTCGAGCGCGATGCGATGTTCTATGCGAACGTCGAGAAGCGCCCGGTGGAAAAGGTTTCCTCGCGAGACATGCGAATCCCACTCGAAATTCGGCCCGGTGGCCTTGCTGGTTACTTCGATACAGCCGGTGGCGACCTGGGACGAGGCGAAGGTCCAACCTTCGAAAAGGGCATCATCTCGACCGTCAACTTCAAGTATGCGGTTGAGTGGCACAAGAAAACTCAGTGGTCGACGGATGACGCTCGCAAGTCAGTCGTCGATTCGGTCAAGCACCTTCTTGCAACCTCGATGAAGGAGTTTCGGCGGTTCGTTGACTGCCAGCTCCAGACCTCAGGTGATGGTGTGCTTGGCACCATTGCAGTCGTTGGTGGTGCTGGACCCTATGTGCTCACGATGTCCGCCACGGATGGCTTCGGAACCCGCCTGCTCCGTATTGGTCACAAGGTCAACATCTACAGCACGAACCTTGCGACTGACCGGACAGTAGGTGACGAGCGTGTCATCACGATGATTGACCATGAAGCACGAACGGTCAATCTTGCTGGAGGT